TTCAAAACAAGTAATGACTGAAGGTAACGAACTAGCTAATATATATAAGAAATTAGCCGGTTTAATTAGATAATATTTTTAAAAACACATTAAAAGGGATAAAAACATGGCAAACATGAATATTTCAAATTTAATGGCAAGTGCAGGTGACCATTCACGTAAACTCAAAGAGGAAACACGTGAGTTGGTATCAAAATGGGAAAGAACAGGACTTTTAGAAGGTCTTGATAGCGAATACGAAAAACACGGTATGGCTATCCTATTGGAAAACCAAGCAAAACAGTTAATTGATGAGGCATCAAAAACTGGAACAGCATCTAACTCTGAAGAGTGGTCAGGTGTTGCACTTCCATTAGTAAGAAGGGTTTTCGCTGAAATAGCAGCGAAAGAAATGGTATCAGTTCAACCAATGAACCTACCATCGGGACTAGTATTTTATTTAGATTTTAAATATGGAACAGCTCAACCAGGATTTAACACTGGTGCTGCAAACTCAAGCCAAGCCGATTCAACGTTTGGTATTACAGACGCAGCAAGCGGTACTGCACCTTCTGAAGGTCTTTACGGCGCTGGCAGATTTGGTTACTCTATTAACGAGGCAACTACATCTATTGTTTCATCAGGTTCAATTGCAACTACAGTTGTTGTTGCTGCAGCTAGTACTTCAGACATCAATTTTGATTCTGATTTTTCTGCATCGTACGCAGCTGATCAATCTTCAAATGGACTATTTAAGCTTACCTTTCCATCAGCATCTTTAACTAGACCTGACATGAAAGGATCAAGAGCATTTGAAATCTCTGGATCAGGCATTAATGCTTATTTCCCACAATTCACATCTGTGAATAGTGACGAATCACAAGTTACTTTTATCGTACAAGGTACTGGTACAGGTGATCCAGCTAACGCAAAAGTTTCTTACCAAGCTCAACCTACCGATACTAGTAGAGGTGATTTTGAGGAAGGTAATTCACAATTGCAAGATACTACAATTGACATTCCAGAAATTAACGTAACAATGAATTCTGTGCCAATCGTTGCTAAGACTAGAAAGCTTAAAGCTGTATGGACTCCTGAGTTCGCACAAGACTTGAATGCTTATCATTCTATCGACGCTGAAGCAGAATTAACTTCTATGCTTTCTGAATACATCTCACAAGAGATTGATTTAGAGATTTTAGATATGTTAATCGAAAGTGCTCAAACAACTGACTACTGGTCAGCAAGAGTTGGTTATCAGTATAACGCCGCTACAACTGCATTCGAAAATGCTGCTTCAAGTGGACAAGCTTACAACCAAGGAACATGGTTCCAAACTCTAGGTACTAAGTTACAGAAAGTTTCTAACAAAATTCACCAATTAACAATGAGAGGTGGAGCTAACTTTATATGTTGTTCCCCAACTGTTGCTACTATTATCGAGTCTATCCCAGGATATGCTGCTGATACTGATGGTGATAAAATGCAATTTGCAATGGGTGTTCAAAAAATCGGTGCATTAAATAACAGATGGACCGTTTACAAGAACCCTTACATGCTAGAAAACACTGTACTAATGGGATATAGAGGTACTCAGTTCTTAGAAACTGGTGCTGTCTACGCTCCATATGTACCATTAATCATGACTCCACTTATCTACGATCCAACCAACTTTACTCCGCGTAAAGGTGTAATGACTAGATATGCTAAGAAAATGGTTAGACCAGAATTCTATGGTAAAGTTTACGTCTCAGGACTTGATAGACTTTAATCTAGTATAATTCTTTAATATAAGAAGGTAGTCATTAATTTGGCTACCTTTTTTTGTGTTTTTAAGTGTATACCTTACATATTTATAACAAATAATTAATACATGGCAATTAAGCAAAATTCTCAAAAGAGAGTACCAAAAAATCCGATTAAATTTCAACTTTCACTTAACGAAGAACAAAAGGAAGCTAAGCGTCTTATATTATCAAATGCAATTACAGTAATAAAAGGAAAGGCTGGAAGTGGTAAAACATTAGTAGCTTGTCAAGCTGCGCTTGATATGTTATTTACGAGGAGAGTAGATTCAATAATAATTACTCGACCAACTGTATCAAAAGAAGATATAGGTTTCCTACCTGGTTCCTTAGCTGAAAAAATGGATCCGTGGGTAAGTCCAATATATGCTAATATGTACAATTTATATAACCGAGATAAAATAGACGCGATCGTACATGAAGGTTTAGTTGAAATTGTCCCGCTATCATTTATGAGAGGTCGGACTTTTTTAAATTCATTTATAATAGTAGATGAAGCTCAAAACGTAACTGATGATCAAATGGAAATGATACTATCCAGAATTGGAATAAACAGTAAGATGGTTATATGTGGTGATTTAAGACAAAACGATTTAAAAGTACAATCATCTTCGGGGTTTGATTTTCTTTGTCAACTCAAAGATAAGGTAAACGATTTTGACGTAATAGAATTACAAAAAAATCATAGACACTCAATAGTCGATGAAATTCTACGTGAATATAACGCTTTAACAAAAAAATAAATATTTATATAAAAGAGGAATTATAAATGGCAAATATACCAATTTGGCCAGGTAGTAGCTCATTTGGAGAAGTAACAAACCCAACACCGTTTGGTTTTTTTGATTCAGATACAGCATTTACGTCATCAGCTGACAAAGCTGCAGATTTCTGTGCACGACGTTTAGGATATCCTATCACTGAAGTCGAGCTACAAGATATTAACTTTTACGCTTGTTTTGAAGAAGCAACATCAGAATATGGAAATCAAGTTAATTCATTTAATATTAAAGATTACTTACTAGAACTTCGAGGAGCTCCTACAGGATCAAATCTTACCGGTAAAGAAATATCAAATAATTTAGGACACGTAATAACGTTATCCGAAGAATATGGGGTTGAATCCGGTACCGGTGGTAACGTAAATTGGAAAACAGGATCACTTGCCGTTAAAGATGGTACTCAGTATTACGATCTCGATGTATTATTTAGAGACGTTCATGAATCTGGAAACCAAATTGAAATTAAAAGAATTTTTCACGATCCACCACCCGCGATATCAAGATATTTTGATCCATTTGTAGGTACAGGAATGGGTGCAAATCAAATGCTAGACGCTTTTGGTTGGGGAAATTATTCACCGGGCGTATCGTTTATGATGATGCCTATGCATGCAGACTTGTTAAGATTACAGGCAATTGAATTTAACGATATAATACGTAAATCACAATATTCGTTTCAATTAATAAATAATAAATTAACCTTATTCCCTTTACCAGTAAATGACTATAATTTATATTTTGAATATATTGTAAAATCAGACAGATCTAATCCAATAAAAGCTACAAATACAACATCTACGGATGGAGTTATAACTGATTACAGTAATGTCCCGTACGATAGGATAGAGTACACTAAGATAAACGACGTTGGGAGACAATGGATATTTAAATATACATTAGCACTTGCAAAAGAAATGTTAGGTAACATAAGAAGTAAGTACGGGACAATCCCAATACCTAATGCTGAAATAAGCTTAAACGGAGCAGACTTACTATCTCAAGCTTCAACGGAATTAGAATCACTTATGACTGAATTAAGGGAACATTTAGATTCAATGAGTAAACGTAATCTACTTGAACGTAAAAAAGAAGAGTCTGAATTCCTACAAGAACAGTTAAATAAATCACCACTTAAGATTTATACAGGGTAAAATTAAATGGCATTATTTGGATCATCAAGAGACGCAAGTTTATTTAGGCACCTAAATAAAGAACTTATAAATAATATTGTAAGTGTAGATATCGTTTACTTTAAACTCTCACTGAACGATACTGAAGAAAATGTTTACGGGGAAAGCTCTCAAAAAGTATATTACAATCCAATGAAGATTAAATGCTTAGTAGGTAGGGAAGATCAAGCGTACACAGGAGATGAATTTGGAATGGATTACAATCAAGCAATTACATTCGGATTCCTAAGAGACACTATGAATGACCAAAACATATTCCCTGAAGTCGGGGATATAGTAGAATGGGATTTAGATTATTTTGAAATAGACGGTATAGTAGAAAATACTTACGTAGCAGGTAAAAATCCAGATACAGATTTTAATAGTGGGACTCACGGGTGGAATGTATCATTTGTGTGCACAGGTCACCTTTCAAGAAAAAGTAGAATTAATATATTAGATGTTAGATCGGGCATTACTAAAACAATTGAAATAGCTAAGGATTCATAATGATGTCAAGATTACCAAAAAAGAGAAGGCGTCAAAGTACGTTTAGCGATATAGATGAATTTGGGTACATTGCATCAGAAAACAATGATCGGTTAAACAGAGCTGATCAAGTAAGAAGAGATGATGATATAGTTCAGAGTTTTGAAATTACACTCGAAACTGTTGATACAGCTATAATTCACTTTATAGAAAATCAAATTAAACCATACGTAGAAGAAAACGGAGCCAGAATCCCCGTTCCTGTAATGTACGCTTCTCCAGAAAAATGGTCATCAATACAAACACACGGATTTCTAAGGGATAATAAAGGTAAGTTAATAATACCTTTAATTACTATTAGAAGAATTTCAATGTCTCCAAGAGAAGCACTAGCTAAAAATGAAGTAGCAGCAAAACGAGATAATAAATTAACATTTAGAAAAAATTACTCTAAACAAAATAAATACGATCAATTTTCAGTATTACAAGGTAGAAAACCATTAGATGAAATATGGGAAATGAATCTACCTGATTTTGTTGATATTGAATATGAAGTAATATGCTGGACAGAATATACCTATCAGGTTAACAAGCTTGCCGAGATGTTTATATTCTGGGAAGGAATGGCTTGGGGAGATACATACAAGTTTATAACAACAGGTCAGTCATATAATTTTGAAACAGTTAATACAGAGGGAGTTGACAGAATAAATAAGTCTACAATCACCCTACAAACTAAAGCACCGTTAATGCCTAAGGACTTTGGTACTCAACATAATGTACGAAAAGGGTTTACAAACGCACAGATTGTTATAGGAGAAACTACTATCGACAATATCAACGATATACCGACTAAATAGGTTTTTTGAATATTTATAAGATATTTATTATATAGAAAAAGTACATTTTTAATACACAAAATACAGTTATGTCAGAAACAAAAAAACTAACACAAGAAGAATTACAACAACTTATGGACCTAAGAGAAGGGTACGCAAAAACAACTACTCAATTTGGTCAAGCTAGGGTAGAAAAAATGATGTTGCAACAACAGCTCGAAAACTTAGAAAAATTTGAGTTTGATCTCGAGCAGCAATACGCTACTTTACAGAAAACAGAGACAACAATAGTAGAAAGTCTTAATGGAAAATACGGTACTGGTCAGTTGAATTTAGAGACAGGAGAATTTACTCCAATAGATACTGATACAAATAGTTAATATAAGCCTATTAACATAGTGTTTCCAAAAAATATCTTATATTTATATAAGTAAATTATATAGTTATAACTACATAAACTCAAGCAGGAAATTAAATGGCAGAAAAAATTATAAGCCCCGGTGTTTTCACAACAGAAAATGATTTATCATTTCTACCAACGGGTATAAGCGAAATAGGTGCAGCTATCATAGGACCAACTACAAAAGGCCCAGCATTTGTACCTACAGTGGTTGAATCGTACGATGAATTTGTACAAAAGTTCGGTCCATCAAGCGAAAAAACATACATACCTTACACAGTAAGAGAATATCTAAAAAGTGCAGGTAGAGTTACGATCGTTAGATTATTAGGAACAGCAGGATACAGTCTAACCAAACCAATAGCTCTTGGTATTGAAGGTGGAAATGTAATTTCATTATTACACCCAACAAAAACAATTACAAGTACAGGGACAACTGAACTTTTCGAAGGAGCAGCACTAACATCAAATGAAAGTGGATCTTTCGTATTACTAGTATCAGGGTCAGCACAAACAGACTCTGATTTTACAAATAAAGTAGGTACGTATTATTCAGCTTCTTATGTAACAAGTAATTCAAATAATATAAATAAAGTATTTGGTGATTCTCCAGAAGGTGTTGAGCCAGTATATAATTACGTTAATTTTAAAAATTACGGAACTGGGCAATTAGCTATATCAGGAGCTTACTCAGCATCAGTAGACACTGGTAGTTCAACCTGGGATTTTAGTGATGAATTTTCATCTGCTAGTACCCCATGGATTACTTCTCAAAAGGTAAATGGTAATAACGTAAATAACTTACTTAAAATACATACGCTGTCACACGGTGACACTACAAATTACGAAACTAAAATCGGTATTAGTGAAATTAAAGCTGGTGGTACATTAGCAGGTACAGATTACGGGTCATTTACATTAGTAGTCAGAGCAGTAGATCAGGACAAAATTCCTAACTCACCTTACACTTACGATGACACAGATCAAAAACCAAACGTACTTGAAACATATAGCAATTTAAATTTAAATCCAGATTCACCTAATTATATTTCAAGAAGAATCGGGGATAGGTATTTAACAACTGATACTAACGGAAAAGTAAGTGTTAACGGTGACTATCCTAACCTTTCAGCTTATATTAGAGTAGAGGTAGACAGTTCAGTAGGGGATAAGGCATATAATGCATCACTAGTACCATTTGGTTACGCAAAAGTAATACAACCAATACCTACAACCTTTGGTACTTGCCCATCATCTTCAGTAGTTACAGATCAAACAATTAACAGTATTTACAATAAGAAAAAATATTGGGGATTTGATTACGACTTTTCAAATACAGACAATGTTAACTATCTCAAGCCTTTACCAGCAGCAAATAGCGGTACAGGTAGCAACGCTGCTTTCTACTTAGGTGATCATAATCAAAACACCGGAGCCAATTACCCAACTGCAGCTTCTCCGTATACCGGAGCAATTGATCTATCAACAAACACATCTACTGATTCTAGAAAGTTTATGATACCGTTACAGGGAGGGTTTGATGGATTAAAACCAAATACAAGAAAATTAGTCGGTACGGATATAAAAACAACCAACACACAAGGTTACGATTGCTCAACAACTTCAGCTGCAGGCTACACAGCCTACAAAAGAGCAATTGACGCAGTCAGTAATCCTGATGAGTACGATATTAATATGCTAGTTACCCCAGGAGTGTTACACAGATTACACTCAGCTGTGACTACAGTAGGTAAAGATATGTGTGAAGATAGAGGAGACGCGTTCTACGTAATGGACAATAATGCAATAGCGGATAATATAGCTACAGCAGTTACATCAGTAGAGACCTTTGATTCTAATTACGCAGGTACTTATTACCCATGGGTTAAGATATTAGATGCTGACAGAAATAAACCAGTATGGGTTCCACCTTCAGTAGTGCTACCAAGTGTAATTGCTTACACTGATAGAGTTGCACACGAATGGTTTGCCCCTGCAGGATTAAACAGAGGAGGGTTGACAGCTGTATCACAGGTGTACACAAGACTAACTCATGATGAAAGAGACACACTTTACGAAGGTAGAGTTAATCCAATTGCAACATTCCCTAATCAAGGAGTTGTAGTTTGGGGTCAAAAAACACTTCAAGGAAAAGCAAGCGCGTTAGACAGAATTAACGTTAGAAGATTATTAATAGCTGTTAAAAAGTTTATTGCAAGTTCTTCAAGGTACTTGGTATTTGAACAAAACAGCGCAGCAACAAGAAATAGATTTTTAAATATTGTTAATCCTTATTTAGAATCAATTCAGCAAAGACAGGGATTATATTCCTTTAAAGTTGTAATGGATGAAACAAACAATACACCAGATGTAATCGATAGAAATATATTGAAAGGTGACTTGTATTTACAACCAACTAAAACTGCTGAATTTATCGTATTGGATTTCAACATACTACCAACAGGAGCTAGTTTTCCAGAATAGTAACAAAAATTTAAAAAATATATAATTATATATATAAAGAGGAAGATATACAATGGCAGACTTATTAGATCCAAATGAAATAATGTTTACGGCGTTTGAGCCGAAAATGAAAAACAGATTCATCATGTACGTAGATGGTGTTCCTGCTTATCTTATCAAGGCCGCAAACAGACCGACAATTCAATTCGAAGATGTACCTTTAGATCACATTAACGTAAGAAGACACCTTAAAGGAAAAGGGGATTGGCAAACATTAGAAATTACACTTTTTGATCCTGTAGTACCATCTGCAGCACAAGCAGTAATGGAATGGGTTAGACTTTCACATGAAAGCGTAACAGGTAGAGACGGTTACTCTGATTTCTATAAGAAAGATGTTACTTTCAATATGTTAGGACCTGTTGGAGATAAAGTAGAAGAATGGACATTAAAAGGAGCTTACGTACAATCAGCTGCTTTTGGTGATTTAGATTGGGCATCTAACGATCCTGCTCAAATATCAGTAACGTTACAGTACGATTACGCGATATTACAGTACTAAAATATATAGTTCCGTAGAACATACTAAAGGCCTTCATTTTATGAGGGCTGTTTTTTGTTTTTATGCAATATTTTTATTATATTTAATACACTTAACCATATTTATTATATATCGGTTATAACTTAAATAAATTAGTATGGATAACTTATCTGACAAACAGATTGCAGAACAATTAAGACAAGAATTCAAACAAGACG